AAAAATTTTCAGAAGCACCTCCACTTGCAGTATATTGTTTAAAACTTGCCATTTATTTATATATTGAAAGAAGTGTTTGAGTGTTTGTTGTTTCTTTAGTTTTTCTATACCTCTTTTTCTTAGCTTCTCTTTGTTCAGTCATAAGAGATTGAATTCTAGGATCTCGCATAATAGAAGACCACGCAGCTCTACGAGCACGTTGGAAGAGTGCATCTATTTTCTTGTTATGGAAATAATCAGCACCTTCATATTCACCTCTATTACCGCTTCTTATATCTCTATGCATTGTTTCTAGAGAGGCTAGAACTTTAGGATTTTCAGATAGTTTATCTAACTGACGTTCTAAGTTTTGTCTACCTATTGCTTGCTGGAACATTGATCTGATTTCTGGTGAATCAGTTAAGTTAGTTCCATCAGGAGCATAGTAAGTAGATAATCTTGTATCATATCCACTGTCAAATAACAATCTTCTACCAGGAGTATTATCTAAATTTAAAGATATAGGACTAACTGCATTAAACATTCTAGTCATGAAGTCATGATCTTTAATTGGTCTACCATTTAACATATCGTATTTGATAGGTAATGGTCTACCAGTTATGTTTTCAGTAATTAAGTTCCTATTTCTAATCGCTTGATCAATACCTGATCCTAATTCTCTTGTATAAGGTGTAAAGATTTTACCTAATTCATTTCTTAAACCAGCTAAAGGTATTTGATTATTCGCTAAGTTAGCAAGAATACGTTCTGCTTGTCCGGGTCTACCACCAAATAAATCTACAAACTGCTGCATACCAGCAAGATAAGATTTACTTGTTATACCTTGAGCTAATACTAATCCTGTTTTAAGTAATTGTTGTTCAGTCCATTCAGAACCCATTAATTGACTATGATCACCTATATCAGCAATCATTGTCATGATTTGGTTGAATGGTTCGATTGATTCATATCCTACCCATATACCACCTATCTTAACGTGTCTAGGTTTGTATCCTGAATCCAACCATGATTGTCTTTTCTGTCTATCTGTAGGACCGTTTCCAGTCATATTACCAGACATCCAAGACCAAATAGCCATAGAAGTTAAAGCACTACCCATAGCTAATCTACCAGTCTGCAAAGCCTTAGCATTTGCTAGTTCAGCAGCATTAGTTATACCGTACTTTCTCACACTATCTAAGTTTTTAGCACTAGCAAAAGCTATATCGTTGAATTCTTGTACTAAGAAATTAAATCCTGGTGTATGTTTAGCAGTTAATTTAAGACCATTTACACCAGTTCTAGCAAATAGGAAGAAAGGTTTAGCCCAAGGATTAGCTTGGAATACAGAGTTTAATCCTCCAGCAAAGCCTTGTGGATTTAATTCTTCTGTAAGTGTAACTTCTTTTCTAGCCCATTTAACAGCATCATCAACTATGTTACCGTCTGCATCAAATATCTGACGATAAAAGTCTTCTTCATAGATTCTAACTAGTTCAGGAGTGACCTCAGAGTAAGCTGTAAGTGCTCCTTTATTTTGAGCATCCATAGCAGATCTCATAGCTTTCTCTCTCATCTTAGCTCTACCTAAGATATAAGCAAAAGCTTCATCAGTAGCAGCCATGAGTTTAGTAGAGTAAGATAAGAACTTATTATCATTCATGGATCTAGCCATATTAGCCATATTGAACCATGCTTTATCCCCATCTGTAGCTCCAGACTTAGGATTCTCTGCCCACTTTCTTAATAACTCCCAGTTCTCATCACTCCTAGTATATTCAGAGAATCTAGTTTTAACTGTAGATATATCACCACTCCAATATCCATCCAGTTTACTTTTAAATAGCGTCCATGATTCAGGGATAGCTTCCATCATAGCATTAATTGAAGCCATACCAGCTCTTAGTGTCTCAGCATCTCCATTAAAAGGATACCGCATTGCAGCTCCTAATGTCGTAGAGAGGGGTCTTAAGAAAGTTGCGGTACTTGTTCCCATAATAGCTCTAGCAGGGGTCTTAGGACCGCTTAGAATACTATGAGTCATAACACCACCTAATTCTCTTATGACAGCACCAGTCTGTTTCTTACCTTCAATCTCGCCTCCGATGATCATCTTCCTAGCCCAATTATCAAAGTCATCTACACTGTTAACTGTCTTCATAGAAGAGAATGCTTCAAATAATGCATTAAGCATATTCTCATCAGGATCATCTTTAGCTATCTGTAAGACAGACATAATAGATTCCCTGGTATCAGCCATATCTTTACTTAAGTTTTCTTCTAAGTACTTCTTCCTCTTACCAGCTCCTAATTCTCTAAAGTTTTGTGACTTAACAATCCTAGCTTTCTTTGTTTCAGTAAGTAGAGTTAACATAGTATCTACTATCTGATCAGCTGGACCATCTATATCACCAAGATCAGCAAAGTCTGCTATCTCTCTACCAGCTATTCCAAGGTCTCTTAGTTGATGTAATAATGAGCCAACTATTAAATCAGCTACTACTACATTTTTACTAGTTAGAGTCTTGATAGCATCATCTGTATTACCATCATATACATCGTATGATTCAAATAATTCTTTTAGATACTCATCTGCATCCATATCAGCTGCATTTCTACCTTGAGTAATGCGTTGATGTGCTGCTATAGAATCACCAAATACTTCTACTAATCTCTTTCTACTGCCACCTACACTTTTGAGAACTGATTGATATCTTTCACTACTTAGTAGTTTTCTTAATACATCGTCAACAGTATCTTCGCTGATATCAGCTTCTCTAGCTATACGTTCTCTTTCTACTGGTGTAGTAACAGCACCTGTAGATCCTTCTTGTGCTCCCCAGTCATTTCTTATCTTCTTCTGCTGTGCCCAAACAATAAATGGATCTTCTCCTGATATATGAGCAGCTTGTGATGGATCAGCTACAGGTTTATTTTTACTACCACGGAATCCAAATTCATTTCTTCTAACTTCTTGGATACCTTTTCTAAGTGTTTGTACTTCAACACTCTTTTGTCTAGCAGCTATCTGAGCTTTAACAGCATCACTTCCTCTACCTAGAGCCATCGCTGCACTGTCAAATAGGAACCCAATACCCATACCTTCCACAATGTTTTTGAATTTCATCATGACAGGGTGATCAGTTTCTCTAGTACTTAAAGGAGTATCTATGAAACCATATCGGTCTCTAAGCATCCCAAGTGCATTATCTCCATCTGATTCTTTAGATACTAAATCGGATACAGCACCGACTCCAGCAGCTCTGACTAAACTATTAGCCATGATACCTGTACCTGCTATACCTAACCTAGCTGCAGTTACTTTAGCAGCAGGTATAATAGCAGCAGCCATTGTACCGAAGTGAACAGTACCTCTTAGTAATTTACCCCACCACGTTTTAGTGATGATGGGGTTACTATGATCTACTAGAGGATCCCATTCAGGTCTATAGTAACCTTTCTCTTTTCTTTCTCTTTGTATTTCACCAGTTAAAGCATCTACTGTACGTTCAGGAAATGTCATCATTGAAGATGCAGTATCCTGTACGCCACCAGTTACAACTGATTGAAGTTCTTTAGCAACAGCTTTCATACCCCAACGATCAGCATTCCTTGGATCTGCTTGTTCACTTAGGGCTTGTGTTTCTGTTTCCTCGTCTTGCTTTTGGAATTCTTGACGAGCCGCTTCTTGTTGTCTACTATTATCTAGATAATTAAGTTGGTCAGCTTGGTATTGCTGCATACCTTCATTATCGACTAAAGACTCATCTATAGGCATTGTTTTATACGTTATATGTATCTTCCACGTAAGCCGTAGCTACACCTGGAAGCATTGTATTGAGTTGCATGAAGGGTGATTGTTCTCCAACTACTTGGGTGTGTTCTTCTTCTAATGAGGGATCTATATTTACTTGGGATATCTCCCAACCTGCTGTTTGATTATTACGTTGTGAATTAGATCTTAATATTTCTAATAACTCTTCTTCACTACGTGCTCCAGCTAGTTCAACTAATAATGCTTTATCTTCTAGATTTAATAAAGCTCTATTAGTTCTAGCAGCTGATGGTTTATTTAATAGTAAATCTTGTTGTTCTGGATCTAACTCACGTTCTGGGATAGGTTTAACTTCACTAGGTTTAATCATACCAGTAGCTGCTAATCTAGTCTGCATTAACTCATATGGTGTAAGGTTAATGAATGGGAAACTCCTATAGTATTCTGGAATATTTCCTCTACCAGTATTAATATATTTCAAAGCTGCTTTCAATTCAGCTTCTTCTCCAGGCCATAGACTTTCACTATGGATAACAGAGTTATCTTTTATGATAGCATTTCTAGCTGAGTTAATGTTATTAGCTCTATCTTCATTACGTGAGTATACAGGTCTGACATCAAAAGAACCATCATTTATCTTAGCTTGTGTTTCTTGTTGAGCTAAACCGATAGCAGTTTCATGATCTTGACCTAGTGATCTTTCCTTTCTATATACACCAGTAAAGTAATCAGTAGACTGATCTATAATAGAACTATACATAGGATTAGATGTAGTCTTATCTGCATTCTCATCCCATAATCTTTCAAGAGTCAAACCTTTAATAAATCTATCTCTTCTAGTTGTATCAGTTGAAGACATACCACCTGAATTAACTTTTGTCATCCAAGCAGATTTAGTAGTCGCATCCGATATACCATCTAGATCTTCTAATCTAATCTCTTCACCATTAACCCATCTTCTTTCTAAATCAAATACAAGATCAGTATCATCTATATCTTGTTGACTCCAGAAGTTCTTTAGATTATCTGGAACTTCTCCAAATTCATTAGCAATCTCTAAACTGAATTCTTGTATCTCTTCTTCAGTAGGAGGTTGATCTCTTTTTCTCCATTCATCTAGTACTGGATTAACTTTATTTTTAATAGCTAATTCATGTGATTCTTTAGCTTCTTTAGCTTTATCCTTTCTAGCTTTATTAATAGCTTGTCTAATAGGTCTAGAAAATTGAGGTAAATACTCCTCAACTGATCTAGGTTTACCACCGTCATTAGGTGATAATAAGAACCCTAAAGCTCCTTCAGCATTATCTGGATCTATCTCACCACTCTGTAATCCAGATAATATAAATCCTTGTAGTTCTTGTTTAGCTAAGAAGAATCCTTTATCTTTCATACCGGATGAAGCTGCATGATACCCAGCAAAGGTTTTAAGATAATCTTCTATAACAGCACCTGCTGATGCAGGATCATCAGAAGAAGTAGCTGCATTGTTAAACTTATTAGCAAATTCCTTATTACGGAATTGTGTATGTTGTTCTTTATCAGCCTTTATAGATTCAGCATTTGCTGTAAGTAAACGTGCTTCATGCTGTTTAAGCATTGGTTTAAGTAAATACTTATCTATTAAGCGTCTACTTATACCTGAGTTTACTAATTGAGTTATAAAGACTTCATCTATTTCTTTTGATACAATAGATCTCTCTACAGCTGTAAGACCACCTGGATGATTCCAAGTTTTATATACTCCTGGTTCTACTTCAACTTGTACTAAATCTTGAGCTTTCTCAAAGAAACTACCTGATTGCCCAAAAGCTATACCAAGTAGTTCTAATTTCTGTGCTCTATTAATACCAGTTTCTTTTAAAGCATTAGACAATGAAGGATCTAATGCTTCTATTTCACCAGCAGCTGTATAGTTAATTCTTTTCTGCTCTTCTAGTTCAGCTTCATCAACATCTAATCCAGCTTCGTTTAAAACTCTACTCTTAATTTTATCTGGATTATAATAGTTATCTAAGGCAGCTTTAGCATCAGCTTTATCTCTAGCCCACTTAGCAAACTTTACACCTGCTGTTGTGAACTGTGCTAGTTCTTTCCATCCTTTCTGATTAGCTTTGATGGAATCATTATGCATCTTAATGAGCTGATTAAAATGATTATCTACTAACTTTACGTTTTCATCTATCTGCTTATTAGTAGCTTCAGTCATATCGACTTCAGTTTGCAGATAGTTTGTTTTGCTAGTGTCTACACCTAGCGAGGGGTTAAATGAATTAGTCATAGTTAGGAAGGGAACATTGGTTGACCAGTAGCTGAAGAATAAGTACCAGTAACAAGCGAGACAGCTTGTACTACAGGTTGTATTCTTTCCCACGGACTCTGCTGACGTTCAAACACAGCTGGTCCATACTGACCTGGTAATCCTAGCTTCTGTCTATTCATAGCTACTTTATTCTGGTATTTTCTATCTATATTTTGCGTAGCACTTGCACTCTCTGGACCTAATACATTATCTATTTTATTTTCAATTCGTCTAGTATTAGCTAATAATTTTAAGTAATCATTTCTACCAGCAGTTGTAGATGTACCACCTTCAGCAGCTCTAACAGTAGAATCTGCTACATAATATTCCTTCTGTGCTTCTAGATCAAGTTGTCTGCCTTTACCAATAATATCTAATTTTTTACTATAAATATCTGATCTATCTCTTGATAAGCCAATAACATTTCTGTTTTGACCCA